AAAATGGCAATTCAAATCTCCAGGAGTAAATGTATCAGAAGTTGATTTAACAACTGTAGTTCCTTCTGTTCTTACTACTGCCGGTGCATTTGTTGGAAATTTCAAATGGGGTCCAGCAAATGTTATCAAATCAATTGATAGTGAAATTACCTTAGTTAACACTTTTGGTAAACCAGATGATGCTTCTGCTGTGTCTTTCTTTACAGCAGCTAATTTCTTGGCCTACGGAAACAATTTGAATGTTGTTCGTGTTGTTGGCAATCTTTCAAATAACTCAACATCAGGTGCAGATACAATTCAAGTAGAAAACGAAGAAGAATTCCAAGTAACATACTTGGGCCAAAACAATTCCAATACATATGGACCATTTATTGCCAGATACGTTGGTGATTATGGTGATAATTTGAAAGTTTCTGTCTGTGCATCTAGCGCAACATTTTCTTCATGGACATACAATAGTTATTTTACATCAGCTCCAGGAACATCAGATTATGTCTCAGCAGCCGGTGGTTCAAATGACGAAATGCACATCATTGTTGTTGACAGAACCGGTGCAATAACAGGTACCGCAAACACTGTTTTAGAAAAATTTGGTTTTGTTTCTGCAGCTGTAGATGCTTCTATTAATGGTGAAAGTAATTATTACAAACAAGTGGTATTTGATAAATCAAAATATATTTACGCTATGGATCCTGTTGATTATAGCACAACATCTGCAACATGGGGAACATCATCTGTAAATAAAACATTTGCAAATCCAGGTTCTAACATGACTTATAATTTATCTGGTGGTTCAAATAACTTACCTACATCAGCAAATATAAATTCGGGTTGGACATTGTTTACAAATAAAGAAACAGTTGATATTTCTCTTGCAATTACGGGTGGAGCATCAATTGCAACACAACAATATGTTATTGATAATGTTGCAGAAAGCCGTCAAGATTGCGTAGCTTTTGTTTCACCTCCATCTGCAAACGTTGTTAGTCAAGCCGGAAGCGAATCTACAAATATTACAAATTGGTTAACAGCTCTTTCTAGATCAAGTTCTTATGCAGTTGCTGATTCTGGATGGAAATACCAATTTGACAAGTATAACAATGTATATCGTTATATTCCATTGAATTCTGATATTGCTGGTTTGTGTGTTCGTACCGATAATCAACGTGATCCATGGTTCTCTCCAGCAGGTTACACCCGTGGTGCAATTAAGAACTGTATCAAGCTTGCTTGGAATCCAAATAAAGCAAATCGTGATACGTTGTATGCAAGAGGTGTCAATCCTGTTGTTTCATTCCCAGGACAAGGAACAATTCTTTATGGAGACAAAACTCTATTGAGCAAACCTTCTGCTTTTGATAGAATCAATGTTCGTAGATTGTTCTTGACTCTTGAAAAAGAAACACAAGCATTATTAAAATACTTCGTCTTTGAACCTAATACATTTGCAACAAGAAATAGATTGAAGGGTGCTTTAATGCCAACCTTTGATAGAGCTAGATTGAACGACGGTTTATATGATTATCAATTAATTTGTGATGAAAGAAATAACACACCAGACACAATCGATAACAACGAATTAATAGTAGATATCTACTTGAAGCCAGTTAAAGCTGCTGAGTTTATCTTGGTCAACTTTATTGCAACTCGTACAAACCAAAGCTTTTCAGAGTTACTTTAACAAACAACAATAAATAAAACATATGAGCATTCAAAACTTCTATCGAACAGCAATAAAAAATGACTTCGCAAGACTCTTTCAATTTAGAGTAACGAGTCTCGGAGGATTGGATTTAAAAAGTCGAATAATATACGCAGAAACGGCTACGCTTCCAGGAAGACAGATTAATAACGTTCCAGTTCCTTATATGGGACTAAGCTTCAATGTTCCAGGAACGGCATCATATCCGGGATCCGCAGCTTATGCCATTAACTTCCGCATTGACGAAGATTATGACATTAGAGCAGCTCTCGAAGCTAGCACCTTTAATACATTTGACGATGCAACTTCAACTGGCGAATATGCAATTAGGAGCGATGATGCTGACAATATAATTCAATTGGAGTTGTTGGGCAAAGGAACTACCTCGATGACCCTCCTCGGCGGCATGCCAGCGCCTCCAGCTGTTAGAGTTTATAAATTGTATGGAGCGTA